CTTTGTAAGTATTCAATACTGAGGAACATCTCATCGAAATGTCCATCATTGACTTCATTCATCACTAACAGACCACGCCAATGTCGGTTACTCAGTTGATCCATGTAAGACTCATCATGTAGATAATAGCTACCAGCGATGATAGCACAGATAGGTTTACCATCTGCTCTCTTACCATAGGCAATCTGCTTACCTTGTTGGTGTCCTGCAACACAAGACATATGTAGCTTGTTAATAATAGCAGCGGCACTACCAGCGGGTCGCCCCATAGCTCCCACAGGCCAGTAATGATTAAAGCCCACGCCATTAATGAAAACAGGACGGAGGAAAGGATAAACTTCCCAATCACGTTCATAGTCCAAGTCCTTTGTAGAGATCAAACCTTCCAAGGTAGGGTTATTGTTCACAGCCCTGTCGATACGATTCTCATGATTACCTAGAGTCAGCACCATACGAGGCTTATAAACTTTCTCCTTGTTCTTCCGTTGTCGGGCCTGTAAGTCCTTCAAAGGCTTCAGAAGCAACTTCATCGCTTCCTTAGCAACCTGGATGTCAGTCTTGTAACGAAGCCCTTCAAAGTACTTAGAACCTTTGATGTCATGACTACTGAGGCTAGGCATATCAGCGAAATCCCCCAGATTAACCACAACATCAGGACGATACTCACAGATGGCTTCTCCGGCCCATGTAAGATGCGAAAGCGGAACACCTTCTTTAACCTGACAGTCCGGGATTACAAGGATACGCATTATCGGTCATCTCCGCTACCTCCAATGGTCAGTCGTTCTGCACGAGAGGCCAGCTTCTGAAGGTTCTTAGAAGCAATGTCAGCCAAGCTCCAGCCCATCACAGTAGACAGACCAGCAAGCTGCCAGAACACATCTCCCATCTCCTTCTGAAGGCCTTCTTCGTCCAAGACACCATCACGAATCCACTTGGCATACTTACCAGCAACTTCACCAGCCTCCGAGGTCAGATTCGCTACCATGTAAGCAGGATTCTTAGCTGTTTCCAAGGCCGTGTTCCAAGCTTCCTTTTGATAATCTTCAATAAGCATTCGTCTGCTCCTCAACAATAAATTTCAGATAGAGATACTTCTTTGTATCTCCAGGGTACATCCACCGTTCCGCTTCAAAGCCTCCAGTACCAGCACACCAGTGATCTGAGAATGTGGACTTGCAATAGACAGTTTTAAGCAACTCCCTGGCTTTTTTACGAAGCTCTGGAATTGTAACATGAGAGTCTTGGCTATCCCAATACTTCCATTCAAGAGCGTCCATGACCTTCTTTACTTTCTCAAAGTCAAAGTTGTCAAGGATTTCGTCAATCTCTTCATACATGTTCATTCTTGATAAATCTCCATGATAGATGGACACAATGTAGCGATAACTGACTTACAAGCCTCTGCTACATCACGATGCTCCTTCTGTGTACTAGGATCAGTACGTACTTCAATGTAGTGCAACCAGCTACGCAGTGTGCCGTTCATGTACATACGACTGACTGCCATGCCCTCAGGAAGCAATGCCCGAGCCTGCTCCTTAGCAATGCCTCGATTCAAAGCAGCCTGATACATGAATTCAGCTTCAGACTTCACACGATTCTGAGCAGCCCACCACCATTCCTGTGTGTCCAAGTCATCGGTAGTCAAGCTGTTCTGTCGGTTCTTGTTGTCCTGCAGTCGGCACTCTCGTGTCTCAAACTCACTAACTTCTGCATAACGCTGAGAGAACTCCTGGAAGCTAAAGCTACGATGGCGAAGGATCTGCCGTGCAATATCACGAGTAGTTTCAATCTCCATACAAACATTAGCCATCTCAAAAGGACTCCAGTGCTTGTGCTTCATCAGGTACTTGAGCAGCTTAGGCGCTGTCTCATGGTTACGTTGATTGTTAGGATTGCTAACACGAGCACAGTAAGCTACTTTCTCCTCCAAATCAGGAGTAGCCCACACAAGTTCAACTTTCAACTTCATCCCCTTCACAGGTTAGTTTCTTGCCCTCTCGGATACCGTTCTTTATAGCCTCAAGAATACCATACTTTAGAAGCTGCTGCTGTTCTTCTTGAGTAAGATCAAAGCTATAACAGGCGCTACCGTCTGGGTTTTCATGCAGAAGATTAACTTCCATGATTACTCTACCTTTACAGTTTCTTTGTACGTCAGCTTACTAAGAAGCAAATACCAGATATGGTGTTCCATCAGGTACTTTTGTTCCTCTTTAGTGAACGTGTAGACGACATTGTTATCGCTTGTTGTCGATACCTGCATCACGTACCTCCTCAAGGAAACTACGGAACTGATTATAAGGCATAAAGTAGCGGAGAACAACCAAGATAGCCTCTGCAGTCTCAATGTCATCCCAATCAAGACACAAGAGGGAGTCCTCTTTCAGTTTCTCTACTACCAGAGCCTCCATGACTTCATTCCAGGCTTCTCGTACTGCGTCGTTCTCTAACATCTTAAACATACTATTCATTGTTGTTCCTTGCTTTAATCATGGCGTCAGCATATTGGTATGCAGCTTCTGATGTAAGTTGACCGGGCGGCATTCCCGTATTCCATGCAGAAATAATCCCCTGCATCGCCTTGGCAGCAAAGTAGTCGCGCAGGGTCATGCCTTGAAATGCTGTGCCAGCAGGAAACGCTGGCCCGCCTGTGTCTTTACTCACTTAGCCACTCCTCAGGGATTGTCTTGTCTGCATACTTAAAGCCATTCTTCTCACACCAAGCAGCGTAGGTAGTATGGCTAGTCTTGCTAATCCGTGCTTTAGAGTTACTAAAGACAAACCGAATATCAAGTGTTGGATTGTGTTTCTTTACTAGGATATGCTTCTGACGATCGGCAAGTAAGAACCTTCCCTTCGTCTCTACAATGATCCCGTTAGGAAGCACAAAGTCAGGTGTGTATACGTGCTTAGAAGCAGGTTTGATGTATGTCAATTTAACCTGTTCGTAAGTGTAGTCGATACCTAGCTTGTCCAACTGCTCCGCAATACGCT